TTTGTGTGATCCTAAAAACCTCGCCTCCTACATCCAACTCCGATGAAGTCGCCAAGTCTGTGACAGAGGCAGATACAGCGTTTGTGGCAAGCCCTGTCACGCTTGTCCAAAGGTCGTTAATGACATAGGACAAGTCGTTGCCAAAATAGGAAGTGGAAATAGCCCCGCCCACAAAACCACCCCTTATGTCAATCCATCCTTACAAGTCCTTCGAAGTGGAAAATGTTATCCACCTCCCATTCGTTTTTAACCCCCCAAAATCTAGTTTCCTTTCCCCGCCTAACAGCGGAAGCAATGCAAACAGGGGCAGAGTTGATCGCCCAAAATTCCTCTGCATCCCTAATCGCCTTTGCCATCTGCTCAACGCTAGGCGCAGTATATGTTCTCAAGCCTTGGATTTGAAATTCCGGGGGGCATAGAACAATAATTTTCTCCTTGCCAAGCTCCTTGGCCGCCTCTTGGATTATTTGAATGGGGCTTCTTGGAAAGCCTTGGGAGATTCCAAATGGGGCTATAAGGTGATATTGTTCCGGCAATCCCTCCGCTCTTTCTTGCCCAAGCCTGTCCAGAATAATGTTTGTTTTGTCTGCGTCTTTGATCCTTGGGTCTGAATAAACAAAATCAGTCCAAGTCTTTTTACTCTTTCTATAATCAACATATTTATTAGGCCACACCTCAAGATCAATAATATCTGCGTTAAATGGGGTTGAGCCCATTGGCTTCGCATAGGAGACCATATCGAACACGCCATGATATTGTTCGAAGCAATCGAATAAAACCTCATGCCCTTGGTCGGCTAGATATTTACAGGCGGGGAGGCATCGAAGAACATCGCCCAGCCTTTGTTGGTATTTTATGACTTTAGGTTGCATCGTCCACCACGCTTCGGTCTTGAACATGGGCAAAATATCTATTGAGCCGAACAGGGCCGTGGGTCTTTTGTAGTTCCTCCCAAGATTTTAGAAGTCCGGCATAGCCATAAAAATCCTCTTTGAATGCGACATTTTCCCTAGTGCAATAGGCATAATGCTCAAACACTAGCCCCATCTCCTCTGTGATTCCCCTTGGGATTCTGATTGGCTGATGATTTAAAATGGGCGGCTCATGGCTGGTAAACTCAATGCCTTCCCCCCATTTCCATGCCCTATACCATTCGTAAGGATAAGCCCCAAGGCCAGAGCGTGAAACCACAACCTTTTTTCCTATATGATAGTGGCAAAAAAATTGTGCCGTGGTTCCGGGTGTTCGGTCAATCAAAAGCCTGTAAACATCTTCCATCTGTTTTTCTGTCCAAAATTCGTCAGCGTCTTGCTCCATAACCACCCCGCAATCCACGCCCTCAAGGGCCTTGTTTACCATCTCGATCTTCCCATTGAAGGGCTTATTTTGAGAATATATTTTGACCTTATCATGCTTTAAATTTTGCAAATATTCGTGCGTTCCGTCTATGGATAGAAATTCCTTGTGCCATTTGTCGGGAACTTGCTTGCACCATCTTGTGCAGTTGATCGGGTTGCTTACTCCCTCCACAATCCTCCATTGCCAAGGGATAGTTAGCTTTTGATAAATTTCTAGCTTTTTGCTTATGAATGGCTCGCCATTTAAGACGATGGTGAAGATGGTCAACATACTTTTATCCAGCATTGGCCATAAAGCCCAAACCCATGCAAAAGCTCATTCACAGCTTTCATTACCTCTTGGAATGTTGAGTTATAATCATGCCCAGCCAATATCCCGCCAACCCTAATTTTTGGTAGCCAGTTTTGAATGTCTTGCTTTACTGCCTCATAAGAATGATCGGCATCTATAAAAACACCATCCAAGGAGCCATCTTCAAACAATTTTGATGCCTCGTTGGTTGTCATTCTGTGGGCATGATAAAGGCCATTGAGGGGAGCCATGTTTGAAATAAACTTTTCATACAAGCCATCCGCCATGCTTTCCGTATGCTCTTGTGATCCTTTCCAAGTGTCCACAATATGAACTTGGATGTCTTTGCTTTTGTTTTTTGCCTCGACAACTAGGAAGGCTGAACTTCTACCTTTCCAAGCCCCAAGCTCAACGATGGCTCCATTGTCCCTGCAATTTTGAACTATGGTTTTATAGACATATGGATCGGTAAACCAATTTTCCTCGAAGCATTCCCTTTCATAAATATGCTCGATCATTTTCTAAAGATGGCACTTCCATTCCTCCAAGATTGCTCCTCCCATAAAAGATCATGCCCCGATGTTTTGAGCCATTGATAATTACCATAGTTCTTGATGTCGTTTGTATCGTCTAGGGCGATGATTCCGCCTTCTCTAACCTTGGGAAACCAAACCATAAAATCAGCTCGACCAGAAAATGCCCCTCCATCTAATAGCAGAAAGTCGGCCTCATCTTTAATGGATGGATGCCCCCAAGTATAATTTTTAGAAACCCTAAAATCTTCTTTGTGCCATTCCGTAATTTCTTCTAGGTAATATTGATTTAGGTTAGTTCTGGTTGTCCTATAAAAATCTTCAACATCCTTTAGGCTCATCCACATCATTGGGTTGCTGGAGAGCCAGTTGATTGCCATTCCGCCTTGCCTTGAGTCAAGGTTATATTTGTGGCGGCCTATGCGGTCTGGGTGAATCTCAAAACTAAATAGCTCCCTTGTTTTAATACATTGCGTGGAGCCATCCCCTGTTCCGCCCCCTATCTCAACCCCAAGCGAAAGCCCCTCGCTGTATTTTGCTAGGGCTTGGCCGAATGGGTCTTGAATGGTTATTTCTTGCATTTTAGTTTTGCCGAATTTTTTAAGGCATGAACAATCACATAATTGATGACTGCCTCTTTGTCTTTGGCAAGCAATTCCATCCCAATTTCATAAAGCTCTTTCTCGGCCTTTTTATCATACTCAATATCAACAAGCACATATTTTGTTTTGTCTTGGCGAGATTTGCCAAATTTAATCATACCAAGCCCCTTGGTATCCTCGCCTTTTTTGGCTGGCCTAATTCCAATTTGCGGCTTTTCTTTTCTCATAGATGGCTTTGCCCCTTTCATAAAACTCCGGCTTGTTGTGATGTTTGATTAGATCATCCGGCTTCCCGCCTGTAAATAAAGGATTTTCATGTTTGAATTGAATGTGTTTGGCTTCAATCACAACCCCATCACCATAAGCCCTTTCTGTAAATTCGTTGTCTGAATAGATGCCATCACTCTCTTGATATTCTGGGTGAAACATATATCCATCCTGCTTTTCGAGCCTATTTTGCGTCATAATCGCCATACAAAGGAGTTTATCGGTTCGGAGGCCGTCAGATATTGCCAGCACTTTCTCCTCGTTTGTAGCCCCAATAGCGGTCGAAATTAGGGCATCCCAATGTCTAGGCGGACTCCAATCGTCCGACATTTGAACCAGAATATCTCCTTTCGCCATTTTTGCCCCATAATTCCAAGCATTGACGATCCCGCCGGGGTTGCATCGGATGGCTTGATGAGGGGTGTAATCTTGGGGATCATCGTGATCGACAACAAAAATCCACTCAATCTCAAGAGGGTTTTTTGCCAGCATCAGCCATTGTTGCCTCCGTTGCCAAGCGATCTGCGGCCTTCCTTTGGTTGCGTGAATGATTGAGATTTTGGGGGATGGCCTTGACTTCTTAATTTTTTCGGCCTCCTCTTTTTTGCCGACACAAACAGAGGCAGTTTCATAAATATCCAAACATTGCCATTGGTATATTGCCTCAACTAGGTTCCAGTAATGGGCGGTTGGCCTTGGTAGGCTCATCGCCGCCCTTGCCGCTCCCCAGACCTTTGCCCATTGTCCCCTCGCAGAGTATTCAACCGCCATCCAATAGTGGGCTTCCCTTCGATCCGGCTGAATGGCGATAGCCTCCCCAAGATATTTTAGCTTCTCCTCGCCTGTCGGGGCGCATCTTCCCATGTTGCAAAGAACATCATATCGAAGCGTATCCTCTAGCTCTGGAAATTGAATTGCCAGCTTGCCATACTTCAAACAATCCGCCCAATTCTGGGTTAGAAAATGCTCTTGTTGGGTATAATAAAGGGCGTTGGGGGTTGGCTCTAGGGTGTCTTTAAGAATTGCAAAATTTCTATCTGCCGAAGTCTTTTTGTATCCCTTAGGATTGTGAACCCTAACCACCTTATCTATGCCAAAAATCTTTGACTGATCCTCAGCCACAAGCATTTCGTGAACCCGATTCTTCCACTTGCATTTTCCCCTTAAGGAAACCATCTCCCTTAGTGGGATCAAACCAGCGTTAGCCACGAAATACCTAAATGCGATAAGCTGTGCGCCCCTTTCCTCTGCCTTAGTTATAGCTTCATCAATAACCGCCTCTGCCCCCGGTTGCATCTCATCATCGGCATCCACCCACATTGCCCACTTCTCGGAACAAGCATCCAAGGCCGTGTTCCTTGCGGCGGCAAAGTCATCTATATGAGGCCAGTCCGTTCTTTGATTCTTATAATGAACAACTCTAGCACCGTGAGCCAGTGCAACTTTTTCCTCCTCGGCTGTCGGATTGCTCCCCCCAGCCAAGCAAACAACAAACTCCTTCGCAATGGGCTTGAAGGAGCTAAGGCATCTTTCGAGATATTCGGCTTCATTGCCGCCACAAATAAGGTAAACAGACAGAGGATTTCTCATAAAGGATTTCAAGAGGGGATTTATGTCAATTCATAAAAGAAAGAGGGGCTAGAGTTTTTTAGGCTCTAGCCCCTCCAAGGAACCACACAATCTATTCTTTAGGCGAAGCTGGTGGTGATACGCACACCCGCATTCGCATCAATCAGCTTTTCAGCCGTATTCATACGAACCCGAAGCACATTGCTCCGGCGAGCCTCATCACGATAGCTCTCGGAGACGAAGCCTCCGGGGGCATCAGCCGACCAGACCAAGGTGCGCCCGATTCCACCCGAGGTGAACTGGCCGCTCTGCACATTGGCAACGGTGATGTAGCTGTTGGAGAACACAAACCCACCAGAGTAGGCTTTGTTCTTGTTGGCCGAGTTGATCGCCGCGCGACCAACGAGAACCTTCTGAACGCCAAGAGCCGCCGCGATTTCAGCCTCGGAGAGCAAGCGACCGCCAGTATCGGAGATAACCCCGAAGAACTGATTCTGGAGCTTGGTAGTCCGGCGGATACGCTCGAACACAGGGGCGGACATGATAACCGTATTGGCCTCATACCCTAACTTGTTGAGTTCGGTGCGGGCATTCGCCACATCGCCAGCCACATCAATATTGCCAAGGTTCGCATTGGTATATGCGGAGATGGCGGATTGGTCGGAGGTGGTGAAGGGGGTAGTGCCAGCATTAACGATGTCGTTCACACGCTTCTCATGGCCGAGCTTGATTTGGCGGAGGAGGAAGCGGGCAGACGAGGCTTCGAGATCAAAAAAGCGATCAGCATCAGCACGGAAGCTGTCATCAATTAGCTCTTCGAGGCCAAACTCGACCGTGTCGTAGGTATCAGTCCCAAAAGCACGGATGGCACGAGCGTAGCCCGAACCAGCGTCACGCGCTTTGGAATCGTTGTTGAGGAGGTCGGCCTGTGCCAACTGAACCTTGAGATACTGACCGCTTTTGGCGGGAACAGGCAGAAGGGGGAAAATTTCCGCACCGATCAGCCCGGTATCGCCATTGGGGGCTTCCACCAACGCTTGGTTGATGTCTGCCCGAATCGTTGTTCCACCAGAGATATAGCTCATTTTCTTATTCTTTCTTTGTTTGGGTTAATCCTTAGAACATCGGAACGGCGATTTCGATGACAGCCGAGGTAGCGGTGGCCGCTTCGAGAGCGACACCAGCCGTAACCAGATTAGCCGCCAGCGTGGTCACTTGACCAGCCGCATCAAATTTCACAACATCACCGACCGCCGCCGTGCCGGACACGGTTGCGAAGAAGGTGGGGTGGAACAGCTTCACGGTCACATAACCGCCAGCCGCACCATCATCAATGGTCGCGCCGATTGCTTTGGTCGATCCGGTCACAGCCACATCAATCCCGCCAGCCGTCACCGTGGAGGGCTGAACAAGGCGATAGGCCGAGATAGCGGACGATGTGCTGAACGTCCGAAAATTGTTATCAATATTGGTGCTCATTCTATTTTATCCTTTGTTAGATTTTGCTAATGCCACGGCCAAGAGCCTCGGCATATTCTTTTGGGTTGGAGAGCATGACGGCTTTCATGGCCTTCAGCTTTGAAGTTCCGTAATCGGCATGAGCCGCCACAAGAGCCTCAAAATTTTTCGGCTCATCCTTCTTGGGAGCCTCTTCGATCACCGGGGAAGCCGGAACAGGCTTGATGCCGAACTCGGTGAGAACCTTTTTCACAACCTCGGACATCTCCTCGGTCTTGGGCTCTTCCTTTTTCGCCATTTCATCTTTCGGCTCAACCTCGACTTCAATCTTGGGAACCGAATCCTCTTTTTTCTCTTCTTTGGGAGACATGGCCTCTTCCAGTTTGGCGAGGCGCACCTTG